TACGATAGATTGTATTTGATCCAGTGTATTCTTTAATAGCACTGACTGATCTTGGGAATGCGATTGCTTCGACAGGCAGTTTAAAGAATTCTTTTTTGAAGTTAGCAACAAACTTATGTAGTGCTGTTTGATCTTCGTGTAGGATAACTTTTAATGTTTCATGTAGTTTAGATCTTACGACTGCAGGAGTAGAAGATTTGACCATTTCCAAACCTGTAACTTTGATCTTAGGCTGAGCATATTGTACACCTTCTGAGTTATGCACATTAAGTACATATCTTTTCTTAGCAACCCATATACCTTTGTCAGCCAATACTTCACGTTTCATTTGCATCTTTTGATCATAAGCATTCATATATTCAGCAAGTTCTTTATACCCATTATCAATGAATGGTTCAATAATCTTTTCGCAGGCTTTATCCATGTACTGAATCTTTTCTTCAGTGGACTTACCTTTACACGTTTGTTCAACAAGTTGTTCAAGTGAAAGATAGATGGAGTCGGTGTCGATACCTATGACAAAATCTTTATCTTCTGTTTTTAAGGTCTTGTTCATAAACTGATTAAGCTTATTAGCCATCCATCGAATGGAAAGCTGACCAGATAAAGTGATACCTTCTGCAATACGCAGATCATAGTATCGGAAGTATCGATTACCGACTGCACCGTAAGCTGAGTTCAATGCAATCTTCATAGCCATCTGAAGATTATTTAATCGAGATATTTCTTTTACAAGTTTTGGATCTTTTGTTTTTTCGTATTCTTGCTGTGTTTTAAGCATCATTTTCTTGAACTTAGAGCGATCAGAATACATCTTTTCCATTAGTGCAGGTAAGAAACCTTTTTTGTCTTTATCATAACACCAGCCGTTTGCGGTTGTACATAGACCTGCCGGAACATTAATCGGTGTATGGTGTAGCAATGAATCAACATTAACATCTAGTTTAGTATTAGTTAATGTTTCTGGAGACATGTTATACTGCATAATGAGATGTGGATATAGAGAATTCAAATCAAATGAAGCTATCCACTTGTGTTGACCAACGATTGGATCTTTAACATATGCACCTTCAAACGCAGTTGGTTTACCATCATCTTCTTTCTTGACTGGTATAACAATCTTACGATCTTTGAGATAGTTATAGATAATCATATCCCACATACGAACCGGAGAATAAACATCATTGAAGTTCATTTTAGATTCATATGCAAGAGTATAAAGTAACTCAATCAACTTCATCTTATCTTCGAGCTTGTCAACAAGTTCTACATCGTGTATGTTATAGTCTACGAATCTTTGCCAGTCTTGAGTATAGAAATCTTTGAATGTATCAAAGTTATTTTCAAGTTTGTTTTCACCGAGTTCTACGTTTGCAATATAGTCAAGACGATATGATTCTTGGTTTTGGTATGTAAACTTTTTGTATAGGTCAAGATAATCAAGAGTTGCAATGCCAACAAAGTCATATGATTTAACGTTATTACCATTAGCATAGATATTCTTGTCTTTGATCATACCCCATGGTGACATGCGATTTGTCATTGATTCACCGACAATTCTTCGCATACGATTAACTAAGTATGGCATATCAAAACCATAGATGTTCCAACCAGTCACAACATCAGGATAATTGTTTTGCCAGAATACAATGAATTCTTTGAGCATTTGTTGCTCATCGATGCAACAGATATATTTGACATCATCACGAGTATTATTGTATTCTTTTGTACCGAATGTTACAACCTTTTTGTTGAAGTTATCTTTGACTGTGATAAGAAGTATTTCTTCGTTTGCAAGTTCTAGATTAGGAAAACCATTTTCAGTTGCAGTTTCAATATCGATTGAAAATACTTTGATTAAGTCAGGATCATATTTGATTGTGTTTGGCCAGAATTCTGATATGAATTGATAGACATATTGTGTTTGACCAAAGACTTCAAAACCTTCAACGTCTTTATAACGATCTACAAATTCACGTGATAGACGTATTGAGTCTTGTTTGACTGGATGTACAGGTATACCGTCTAACGTTTTCCATTCTGATGGACGGTTATCTGTTGTTTTGATATAAAGTGTTGGGCTGAAGTTAGCCTTTGTCTTGTATTGTTGTCCATCACGATAACCACGCACAAGCAATGAGTTACCATGTTGAACTACAGAAGTATAAAAATTTGTCATAGTATAATTATATCAAAAGTACGAATTAAAGTACAATAATTTATTCAGTAAATGGTTTAAATTTTTCCAATTCAAATACAGAAAAGTCACCGTCAGGCCATGTTATTTTTACGTTCAATTCATTATGTGGGTCTTGCACCCAGCATGCTGGCATTACTAAACGATCAATTCTTTGTGCTGCAGCCTGCCAGCCTTGATTGTTTGGGCAAGGTTTATCTGATAAGACAATCCTTACTTCAAATGAATATTGATAAACTAATAATTTAGGTTTTTCTGCAGCATGTGAATATGAAAAAGCAATACCCATTGCCAAGCACCATAATATGAGATAAATTAGTTCTCTCATATTAGTTCCTCCGGATCATATCTTCTCTTTATAGGACTAAAGTCTCTGTGTGGAAAAGATGCAACAATATTTGGTTCAAAAAAGATATTAAAGAGTGGTATGTATTGTGGATTAGGGGGTGCTTCTGTCATCCAGCATCCTTCATGCACTACTTCGGTATCATCAGTTACTTCTGTTGCATATGCTCTATTTGGGAATGTTTTTTTGACGTGTTCAATACCACATTCCTCAACTGTAATTACTATAAATCCGCCCGCGTCATTAGGCATATATAGTTCTTTAGGGAGCTCTTCGGCTTTTAAATTAAAAACAAAACAACTAGCTAATAGAACTATGAAGTTTAAAGTCTTCATAGTCTTTCCTCCTCTCGCCGATTTCGGCGCAGTAATATATATTTATATTACTTTATATCCTTAATATGATCCGCCTGATCCTTATCCTCACGGACCTCAACAAAGATTGGAAGAAATAAGCTTTCATCGCCATTCTTGCTTTGTATACGAGCGTTATACTTGACAGTAATAATCTTGCCTTCCACAACTTCCTTTGTAAGTTTTTTACGATCTTCATCATTAAATCCACTTCCTACATTAACTTGTAATTGTCCATCTTCAGATTCACATATCAATGCACCCATCTGTCCTTGGTATTTCCCTGTGCCTTCCTGGTAACCGACTACTTTAAGGTCACAGTCTAATTCAGCTTTAAATTTAATTAAGTGCTTAGATCGTTTATTTTCCCAGATATGTTGTCTTGATTTCAACATAATACCTTCTTCACCCTGATCTAAGAACTTTTGAAACAATTCATTTGCTTCATCAATATTCTCTACATTATATGTATGAATTGCCTGTACTTTGTCTGTGGTGTTTTCAATACGATCTATTCTTTCACTATATGGCATAGGACAAACACCATCTACAAAATAAGCATAAGGTATATAATCCCATACAATAGCTCGTACTTGATCGGCTTCACCGTCGCTGATGGTGCCCTTTACAGCTTTGTTTAATATACCATTACCTGTCTGACGATCTAGTAGTCCATCAGTGCCCTGTACAACAAGTTCACCATCAAAGACCACATCCATAAACTCGCCAGCCATCTTCTTAAAGTCTTCTTCTAAACGGCCATGCAGTTGTATTGATTTACCATTGCGAGATCTAAATTCAACATTGCCTTCTTTGACAATAGCATTAAATCTCATACCATCGAGTTTAAGTTGTACGTATGCTGGCCAATTCATTTTTGATAGAGTCTTTTCTTCCATCTTCGAAGCTAGCATAACAGGATATTCTAAGATAAGACCAGGCCAAACTTTATTAACTGTAGCGGTTGAAACACCACACTTCAAATCCTTAGCGATGATTAACTCAATAACCTTCGCATTTTTTGGAGAGAGATTATTAAGAATCTGAGTGAGGTGCTCAATGCCCGCGTTACCAGTAACTTGTCGACTTTCTAATAAAAACAATTCTTTCATTGCTTCCATTATACAGCCATGCCCATTAGGTTCATACTTTGGAATCTTACGTATATAGAACTGTGTAAAAGGATCTAATGCCTTGTGTATTACAGTCTTTAATACATTATTGTATATATGCTTTTCTAATACTTCTATCTTAAAATTTCTAGAGTTATTAGACGCTAGTTCTTCTATAATATCGTATACTTCAGCCATTTGGTACTAAGTTAGATTCCCATGTATCAAAACCGCCTTCGCCTACATCAAGCTTTGGCTCGTCTTGTTTGTATTGTTCAATTTTTGCTGTACAACTTTGTAATGCTGTTGCATATTTTACATGTGATACAAGTAAGAATATAAGTGTAAGCAATACAGCAACTAAATAAATGATTTCTTTATTATCTAATATACATTCAATAACTTCTTGTTTATTCATTTTCTTTCATTTCCTTCATGGCTTCTTTTAATCCTTTAGCCATCTGTGTTAAAATATTTGACATTTGATCTAATGAATCTTGAGGGTCAAATGGTCCACGTTTATAACAGAAACTATCTGAAGAAGTAATCTGTGCTTTCGCAGCCATACACTCTTGTTCACTATCAAATGTTGCTAGTTCAATAGCACCTTGTGATGTGACTAACATTAATGCAATAATCATTGAGTTCATTATGATACCTTTCTGATGTAGACATCATAGAACTGAGCATTTGCTAAACCACCAATGATGTTACCACCATAGCCATAACTACCGGTTGCAATAACTCGACCAGTAATTGGATTTCTGATAACACCTTTTTGAAAAGGTTTACGACCTTTAACGTCAACTCTAAATTTTTGTGCACTCATACTGTTCATTACTGAAACTGATTTACGAATGTCTTGTAACTTAATCATATCTTCTGCGCTTTGTGTATCTAAGCGTACTACAAAATTTTCTGATGTTCTTTTCATTATCTTCTCTCCATAAGATTATAAACATAAACAAAAATTACAGCTGGAATTGTTATACCAAAAAACCAGCTGTAAAACCATATTAAAAATTCAATCATATCCATTATAATACAAACTTACCTGTTCTAATTTCACGTCCAGTAAAGATGTCTACTGGTTCATCGTCACCAAATTCAGCGTTGATTTCCATAAGTTCTTCTTCTGAGTAACCATGTTTTTGACGGAAGTTGATGTAGTTTCTAAGATAAAGTTCGTCTTCAATAATTCTCATTTCTTCAGCTTTGTTTCTTTGATCGATAGTAAGTGTACCATCAACAACTGCCATTTCCATGATGTCGCTTGGAACCATGTTATCTGACATAATCCATCTAACTGAACCATCTTCTCTGATGTAGAAA